AACCATAGTCCGAATTCATAAAAATTTAAAGTTGTTTTCATTTTGTTTTTATGTATTTAATTAATTCTTTTTTGATGTATTTTAAATGTTCTGTATCAATCCATTCTAAGAAGTTATAAGAATCAAAACAAATTTGAAAGTCATTTCCATATTCATCTGTACCTCTTAAATATACTTCATTTTCGTGAGCTTGAAATGTATTAATATCATTCATTCTTTTGTGTATCAGTTCTTCTGCCATTATTTTAAATTTATTATTATTGGTAATTTATTATTTTCTTTATAGTATTCTAAGTATTCAGGTTTCAATTCTACTTCCCAATCATCTTGAGTTTGCCACCCATAATTCTTTAGCATTTCTTCAAACTTTCTGAAAGTCTGTAGTTCAGTTCCTATTACAATTACTGACCTATTGTTATTGCTCAAGTCATTACTGAAGTGTCCTGACATTCTATCATAAGTGTTTATTCCTGTAGATAAGTATTGAGGTTTTAAGTACCATTCCTCTGCTATTACTTTCTTATTGTCTAATTGATACCCCATAAACTTTGAGTAGTGAGGTTTATTGTAATCTATGAAAGTAGTGTATTCTAAGTATTCTGCGTCTAGTCTAGTCATATTAAAATATTAAAGAGTCAATGAATCCTAATGTACCGCACATTAAGAGTAGTAGGATTGAGAAGACTGCCATTAGTCCAACTGAGAAAGCAAAATCGTGTAGTTTTTTATTGTACCTTTCTCTGTCTAGTTCTTGAACATTCTCTCTCTTATAGTTTCCTAAAGAGTTCTTAGTAAAGAATTGATTCTTTTCGCTTTCGTTCATATACTGAACTACTTTGCTTTTTAAATTTGTAATCTTAAAGTTTTTCATCTTAGTTTCTTTTTATTAATTCATCATTTGCAATAGAACACTCAATAGTCCAATTTTCATTTGTTTTTCCTGATAGATATTTTTTTAATGTTTTAGTATCAGCTTTTTTAACATACATTTTTAATCTATTAACTCTTTCTATACCATCTAACTCATTAAGAGTTTTAGTTAATATTTCATTTAGTTGTGTTGTTTTCATCTTAATTGTATTGTGGGGGCTTTTACACCCCCTGATTAATTTAGTTGTCTTTTAAATAATTGATTAATGTTCTGTATTGATTATATTCGCAAATACCATTCTTAAATTCGTATGCTCCGTATTTTACTAAGTTGATTTCTGTAGTTGGATAAGAAGTATCAAATTTTACTATCTTGATTAATTGCTTGATGATGATTGTTAATTTTTTCACTTTATTTTTTTTAATTAATTTAATTTTGATGGTTCAAAGATAAAACCTTTTTTTTAATTAACCAAGTTTTTAACGAAGTTTTTAACACATTTAAGCAACAGTAGAGGTATATTACCTAAAAATAAATAAGAAAATGATTGAAAATGTACTAAAAACCTATAAAGGCATTAGCAAATTGATGGGAGTTTTACCGTTATTTAGAACAACAACGCAGCCGACCGCAGGTTTTTTACCATATTTAGCGTAAGCCATTGCATAACTTTCGTGGTCAATACCACAACCAACTTGGACTCCAAAGATTCTGAAGTTCTGTCCTACAAAATTTTGAACATAACATTGAGTATGTAAATGTCCTTGTACTGTATTCATCATATCAGCACGACACTTAGTTGAAGCAGTACCTCCTTCTCCGTGTATATATTGTACTCCATCTAAAGTGTATCTTTCTACAAAGTTCCAATCAGGAGTTTCTAAGACTTCCTTATAAGACTTAATCCACTTACTAGGTATTGCTGAAGTCTGAGCTTTACGCATTATGAGTCTGTCGTGGTTTCCTATAAGTACAGTAGCTTTAGGAAAAGCATCTCTCCATCTTGATATACGCTTAATAGCTAATTCTAGCTCCTCTAAGCCACCCATTCCATCAGCAGAGGTTTCGTGGTAGCTTGAGTAGTGATTGTCTATTACATCGCCTATAAAGACTACCTCTGTGCAATTAAAGGTTTCATACTGTTCTAAACACCAATCAAGGTAGCTATCTAAACAAAATGGTTCGTGCAGGTCCCCAATAACTAAGACATTCCTAGTTTCTGATTCCCTCATTTTCTCTAAAGCAACTACCTCGTGGGGTTTTAGTCTGTATCTATTATTTCTTAGCAACGTCTGCAATTCCTTGTCCAACGATAAGAACTAAGATAGCGTGATATAATTCTTTTGCTGTATCAGCATCAACTCCTAAGTAAGTTACTATTGCAGGAATGACTACTGAACTGATTGCGTACCAAAACTTCTTTGACTTTAACATCTGTCCGATAAGGTACTTTTGAAAAAACTTTTTCATATTATTTGTTTTTGATTATTAAGTTAATATTTTCTCCGCCCAAATGTAGTATTTCTTTGATTAATAAGTCCATAGCTAAAGTAGAGTTACTAACAATGTCTTGTTGGCTTCCTAGTCCTACTAGAATACAACCACTTGTATCTTTAGCCGTGTTCCCTATATGTATCAGGATATAATCTCTGTCTTTAACGTCTTTTACGAGTAAATGAATATAATCCCTTGTCGCTGATTCTCTTGGTAGTCTAAGTCTTACAGGATAAACACCTTGAGGAATACAACTTACATTCCTTTGATTATCTTGCCAAGGATTCTCTAAGGTATCACAAATTCTTTCTCCATTTAAAAAGAGTTCTCCAATCGTAGACTTCTTACTAAATGTATCTCTAATTAATAAGAGGTTAATCATTTTTTTTTATCAAACTTGATAAACTTGTAGATGGTAAAAGCTATGGCTAGCGATAAAGAAACTAGAGTCAGAACTTGATTTGCCTGTCCTATACTTAATCCTATTGCTGTACTATTTGCTATTCCTACTTGAAGGCTGTCTTGCATTGCTTTTATTTTTAGGCTTTTTATCCAAGTAGGATTTAAGCTTAGTTATATTAATTGGTTTTGTCTTGTAGCGTTTCTTCATTAATTTAAGTTTCCTAATACGTTTCTTATTGTAAATCTTGTTCCTTGTTCTCTTGGTCTTTCAAGATTCATTCCGTTATAGTAAGCATTTTCGTCAGGATTAACGTCTGCTCCTGTATTTGTATTGTATTCAGGAAAAAGTGAATTGTTATTACAAATGTAGTCTATCATTCTTTCTGTATAGTATTCAGCTGTATTCCTAACTTCTTCTCGTAAGTGCTGACTTTCCTCTGTGCTTAAAGCCGTTCCTGTTTCTGATGTCTTTGAGTAAATATTGCCGTTCTCAATCTTAAATCTCAGGAATGGAACAGCGTGATAAAATGCCCAATTCGGCAGCATATCTCCAACGTAGTCATCTAACAAAGTTTTATAAGCTGCGTTTACAGGTAAATTCACTTCTCCTGCAACGATTAAGTCTTTTAGCTTTTGATTCAAGTCTGTACCTAGCTTAGTTTCCACATAGAGCTTCTGTGCTTGCCTTACGTAAGGAAGTAGTAGGTCTACATCAACATTAAGATTGATTGCCGTAGAGTCCTTTAATTTAGCCTCTGATATAAATAGTACGTAGCTCATAGTTATCTAGGGTTTTTGTATCCGTTATTTTTCATTCTTTGTGGTGCTATCGCTACAAGCTTGTCATTCTTTTCTGCTGTAAACCCTTCAGACCTAGCTTTAGTATAAGAGATTAATTGACTGCTAGATATTTTACTCTTAGCTGCTCTTAATGAAGTCTTGTAAATCCTCCTCAAGAAGAAGTGCCTACATTGAGGCCCTCCTTTATATAAAAATATATTGTATTTTTTAGTTCCTCCTTCCCCAAATCCTTTGTTTAACACTAGACTATTTGCATCTTTTAAATCTTCTTTAGTATAAATCTTTTTAGCTGATACCATATCCTTACAGAAATCTCTGCTTGTTCCTGATTTGTTAGTTAAGAAGTTGTCAGTAGCATATACATATCTAACTTTGTAATAGTCATTGTAAGACTTATTTACTCCATCTTGACTACTTCTTTTATTTGGTGTTGCACTTACTGCTGACGCAAGTTCTAACTTTTCGTTTGCTTCTTCATTTAATACTTGTTCAAAGTCAAAGTCATTGTGTTCTCCATCTACCACTTCCTCATCTATTAATTCCCAATCTTCAGGCATATCCTCTCCAAATTCCTCTATCCAATTTTGTAGCTCTGTTTTCTCACTTGAAAAGTCTTCTCTTTCTTCTTCTTCAGTTAATGGTGCAAGTCCTATTTCTTCACGAATTTCATCTTGCGTCATTACATCTCTAATAGTTTCAGAATCAAATTTAATTGTAATAGGTTTCAACTGAACAAAACTTACAGGTAAATCTATTTGATTAACTGAAAATATAGTCTGTAAAGTATTTAAGATATTTAATTGGAAAGGACGAATTACTGTATTTTGATAGAAATTTGCAGCGTTCAGAAGTTCATCAGCATTTGATGAAAAACCATTGTCAGAATCAATCCCTAAAAGAGTTTTGCTCGTTACACGATGCCCTGTCATAATATTTGAAACAAGCAAAGTCTGAAGTGCTAGATATTGCTTATCGGCATCAGAAACGCTTATCGGTGTTATTTCAGGAACTCTACTTCTATCGTCTGAGAAAGTCAATACAAATTTTCCACTATTAGATGCTCCCGTGAATTTTTCTACTAAGCTTTGTTCTATTTGTCTTCGTTCTTCAGCAGTAGGTATGCCATTAGCAAAAGAAACGAAATAACTACCACTAAATCCATTCTGTATATTGTTTAGGTGGAACTCTGCAACTCTTTGGTCTACCAATGCCCAATTATTAGCTGCTATGTAATCAGGTGTATGATAGACGTCCATATTAGGACTATAAGAACCTGTATATAGTAATTGACTTCCTGAAGTCCTATCGTTTACATTAAAAGCTGCAACAGGATAAGGCTTATTAGTTCTCGTGTTTCCCCAATCAGCACTTATATAATAACAATCTACAACACCCATTTCATTAGGTCTTCCTGCTCTAACTCTCTCTACAGGAACGTGGAAAAGCTCAACTATCTCTGTACGTTCTCTATTCCAAATAACGTGTAAAGCGTAAGCTCCTTGAAGCTTGAAATCAAATGATACTTTCTTTATTACTTGGTGTAAACTTTCTTTACTATTTGCGTGTCTTAAAAACTTCTTAAGCTTTACAAAAGCATCTAAATTATAATCATCTTCTTCACAAATTAAATCTTCTCCTGCAATCATTTCAGCAGTACCATTTATAATTGCAGCGTGAGTACTTGAATTATAGTAAAGGTCAATTAAAAATTGAGGATACAAGTTTTTCCACTCATCTGTACCATATTCTATATAATCCCTACCTCTTACTTCTTGTATTATTGGAGCTGTTGATGTTTCTAAATTTATTGAAAGTATGTTATCCATTTTATTCTATTATTAATTCATCAGGGTCTACATCTGTACCTTCAGCGTTCTTTTCGTAACCTAAGAACGAATGTACACAATCTACAGGAAATAACTCGTGTATTCCAAAGTCATATTCTTCTGTAGTCATTAGGTCGTAAAATACTCCATCATAATATACAGGTGGTGTTAATTCTTTACCATCTTTATCATAAGTTGCAGGTATCTCTACTATCTGTCCTATATAGACTATAGCCTGTGTACCATTTCTGTACACTTCTTGAGTAACTCCTTCTTCAGTTATTACTTCATAAGTACCTTTAGCTAGTAAGTCAGCATCTCCTTCTGCTTTTGTGTCGTATTGTAATTTATTTATATTCATATTATGAAGTTAAAGCTGCTAATTGAGTATCGCTCAACGAAGTATCGTAGACTTGTAGTTGTTTTACTTTTGCAAATAAACTAGAAGATGTACCAAAAGACAATTTATTTAATGTAGAAGATGGAAATGTTGTACTTGTGTTATCGGTATCTACTTCAACTCCATCTATCCACATAGCATAATCATTTAATTTATACTTGATTGCTATTTTGCTAAATTGTGTTATATCAGATACAGTTGCAGATAAAGAAGCAGTTTCCACTCCACTAACTCTATTAAACGATTGTATGATATTACTTTGATTGTCATATTTTAATACAATTCTATTAGTATCACTCCCATCAGATAAAGTTAATTGTCTATTTGTAGAATCATCACTCAAAGCAGCCATCTCTACAAACAAAACCCCCTCTGTACTATTAATCAAACTACCTATACCATCTCTTGTGAAGATGTCTTGGTTTCTTGTTACTGTAGAACCACTTGTAGGAATATAACTCGTTGGATAAGAGCCAACTTCTAATTGTGCCATTTGCAGTGTAATATTTCCCACTACTTGAGTTGCGTTGTTGTCAGTAACATAGAAATCACACCTTGTGTTTGTTTGGTTAAATGTCATTGAGCATCTAAACCAATCAGAACCTACAGACTCAACTTTAGCAGTTGAATTTCCTGTTAATACAACTACTCCATTATTCAAATCAAAATAAGCCCAAGTATTAACACTACCAAAAGCATAAAAACGAACACCATAATTAGAATTTTTCTTAAAATATGCACTCATTGTCTGCTCACCACTTGTTGTATCGTATTGAAATATTGAACTTGTTGCATTTGGATTCTCAAACTTCCAAGCATCAGTTGAGCCACCTACACCATCTTGACCACTTGTTAATGTTCCACTTTGATTCCAAGTTGTATCAAATTGATTAGATTGTGTAAATTCATTAGTCCTCTGTGGCTCTGCTAATATATGTGGACAACCTCCTCCTGTGTAGTCTATACGAGGTACGTTATCTCTTGTAACTTCTTTTACTGATACGTTGTCTACTGAACCATCAAAACTTGAAGCGTAAAACACAAATCTCGTGTCAGAATAAGAACTTATAACTTCAGTAAATGTACCATTAGCATTATAAACTTTACTGTAGTTGCTGCCCCCAACAAAAGCGGGAATAATACTACCTGAAACATAATTAGATATAGTGAAGGTTAATGAATAAGTCTTATTAGTAGAGCCTGAAATAGTCTGTATCATATTTGCAGTAAGCCCATTTCCATTAGCAGCATTATCACTTATAGTCCAACCATTTAAAGCCCAAGCAGTAGAGCCATTAGGAAAATCTCCATCGGTAAT